CCTCATCACCATTTCGAGGGAACTTCTAGAGGACGCAGGCGTTCCGATCGTCGACTTCATCGGTCGGCAGGCTGGTAACGCCATCGGGAACATCGTCAACGAGAAGTTGGCGGTCGGTACCGGGACGGTGGAGCCGCAGGGCATCGTCGACGCGTCGGCTGCTGGGAAGACTGGTGGCACGGGTGTCGCGGGTGCGTTCACGGCGGACGACCTGATCGACCTCGTTCACGCGGTCGACTCGCAGTACGCGGCGAACCGCGCCGGGTTCCAGATGCGTCGCAGCACCCTCGCGGAACTGCGGTCGCTGAAGGACAACGATGGCCGGTTCATCTACGACCCGACGCAGGGCACGCAGGCGCTGGTGCTCGGCTACCCGGTGTTCGAGAACCCGCACGTCGCTGCGGTCGGCACGTCCAACAAGTCGGTCGTGTTCGGCTCGATGCCGTACTACCACGTCCGTCAGGTTGGCGGCGTTGAGATCGCTCGGTCGGACGACGCGTACTTCGTCAACGACCTCGTTGCGTTCCGCGTCTCCATCCGTCTCGACGGAAACCTGTCGCAGGCTAACGCCGTCAAGCACTTCGTCGGCGGCGCTTCCTGATGTAAGGTCCGGGGCGGGCCGGCAGCGCAGGGTTGGCCCGCCCCGGAACCTGCGCTCCTGCGCTGACAAGTGAGATGTCATGGGAAAGCCTGCGCGTAGTCCTCGCATCTTCTGGTTCTCGAACAGTCCTGCCGCGCCGACGGGGTACGGGACGCAGTCCGCTCAGGTCGTGCGCCGTCTGAAGCGTCGCGGCCATCCGGTCGCGGTTCATGCGAACTACGGTCAGACCCTCGGGATGGGGTCGTGGCATGGTGTGCCGGTGTATCCGCAGGGGCATGACGGCTACTCGCAGGACAACATTTGGGGGCACTGGCTGGACTGGTCGGGGAAGTCTGACGACCCGTCGCTGATGATCACCCTCGCTGACGTGTGGGTGCTCAAGAATCCGAACCTGTCGAAGGTCGAGCGCATCCTGTCGTGGGTGCCTATCGACCATGCGGGGGTCGTCCCTGACGTGGCGAAGTGGCTGGTGCGGGAGAACGTGACGCCGGTGGCGATGTCGCAGCACGGGCTGGAGGCGTGCGAGCGGAAGGGCATCGACGCGGTGTACGTCCCGCACGCGCTTGAGAAGCACTGGAAGCCGACGGAGTTCGACGAGGACCCGTGGCCCGGACGGTTCGTCGTGACCATTCCGAACGCAAATAAGGGTGTGCTGCCGAGCAGGAAGGCGTGGGGGGAGAACCTGCTGGCGTTCGCGCTGTTTGCGAAGCGGCATCCCGAGGCGCTGCTGTACCTGCATACGGAGGCGCGGTCGCAGTACGGTATCGATCTGGTATCGCTGGTGGAGGCGGCGGGTATCCCGTCGGAGCAGGTGCAGTTCGCGGAGCCGTATCAGCATCGGATGGGTGTGGACGACCGGACGATGGCGCAGATTTACACCCGGTCGGACGTGCTGCTGTCGGCGACTGCGGGCGAGGGGTTCGGCCTTCCGGTGTTGGAGGCGCAGGCGTGCGGGACCCGCGTGGTCGTGTCGGACTTCTCGACGCAGCCGGAGTTGGTCGGGGACGGGTGGACGGCGCAGGTGCAGCCGCAGTGGAACCCGGCACAGTTGGGCTGGTTCGCTACGCCGCTGGTGCATTCCATCGTGGAGGGTTTGGACGCGGCGTACGAGGCCGGCGGGGGTCATTCGGAGCAGGCGGTGGAGTTCGCCCGGGGGTACGAGGCGGACCGCGTGTTCGATGAGCGGTGGGTGCCGCTGCTTGACGCATGAGGGTCGTCGGCTGGGTGTTCACGCAGGACGCGTTCAAGCATGAGCGGAACGAGTGGCTGCGGAAGGTCGTCGCGGCGCTCGGCGAGGCGGACGAGGTGCTGCTGTTCGACCATCATTCGGAGGACGGGACGCCGGAGTTGGTTTCGGAACTTGGCGGGGAGTGCTGGTCGCACGCGGATGGGAACAGGACTATCGGTCGGGCGATGAACCTCGGCCATCAGGCTGCTGCGGACGCTGCAGGTCCGGGCGGGCTGGTCGTGACGGCGCAGGACGATGTGGTGTGGCGTCCGGGGTGGCGGGAACGTTTGGAGGCGTTCTGGGATGACGCGCCTCGGAACGTCGGGCTGATGTCGGGCCTGCTCGAGCCGGACTTCCCGTGGGCCGCGCCTATCGAGGTCGTGTCTGCCGGGGGGCTGTCGGGCCTGTCGCGGCTGACCGTTCCGGGGGGCGCGTGGGTGTACCGGGCGGAGATGTGGGAGACGATGCGGTGGGCGAACGAGGAGAAGCCGTCGCATGACATGCCGATCTGCGACCGGGTGAGGTCTGCGGGGTACCGGCTGGTCGGCGTGGACCTTGCGGACCATCTCGGTGCGGGCAGGTCGACGTGGGGGAACACGTCGTATGCGGGTGCGCCCGCGCTGAACCTGCGCCGGTGGGGGCTGGCGTGATTCCGAATGTCGTGCACGCCTACTGGGGTGGCGGGCCGCTCCCGGACTGGCAGAGGGCGCTGCTCGACGTGTGGCGTGACAAGCATGAGGTGATGTTCTGGACGGACGACAACCTGCCGGACTTGCGGACCCGGGACCTGTTCGACGACCCGGCCCGGTTCTCTCCGCTAACGCATCCGGGCCAGTTCCGGTCCGACCTTCTGCGGTGGGAGGTGCTGCACGATTACGGCGGAGTGTGGGTCGACTGCGATTTGGAGTGGCGTCGGGACATCACCCCGCTGCTCGAGTTGCCCGGGTTCGCGGCGTGGGAGTTGCAGGACACGTTCATCAACACCGCGTTCCTCGGATTCCCTGCGGGCCATCCGGCGCTCGTCACGATCGTCGAGGGGCTTCGGGAGCAGGTGCTGTCGAACCCGGGTCTGCGTATCCCGACCGCCGGGGTTTATGCGACGCCTATCCTGCGGGGCCGGGACGACGTCGTGGTGCTCGAGAAGCGGCAGGTGTACCCGTACCTGTACGGCGAGTGGCATCGTGCGGACGGACCGTTTGACGATGACGTGTGGGTCGTCCATCACTGGGCGAACGCCCGTCGGAACGCAGGCATGTAGACTGAGCCGGCCCGGAGGTTCCTGATGGCTGACTACTGCACGCTGGCACAGGTGAAGTCTGCGCTGCGTATCACTGACGACATCGACGACACGCTGCTCAGCACTGCTATCGACGCGGCGTCGCGGTGGGTCGACTCGTACTGCGACCGTTCGTTCTCGCAGGCTACGGCGACGCGGGACTACATCCCGACCGGGCGGATGGACCCGCTCATCGTCGACGACCTCGTCTCGGTCACGTCGGTAAAGATCGACGAGGACTTGGACCGGACGTTTGCGGAGACGCTGGCGGAGATCGACTACCAGTTGGAGCCGGTGAACCAGCGTGCTGCGGGGCAGGGTGACTGGCCGTACACGCGCATCCGCCCGCAGGAGGACGGCTACTGGCCGACGGCGTTCCACCCTCGGGCGACGGTCCGCGTTGAGGGCGTCTACGGGTGGCCCGCTATCCCTGACGCGGTGCGTGAGGCGACCATCCTGCAGGCGTCGCGCCTGTTCACCCGTCTCGACTCGCCCCTCGGCGTCGCAGGGTTCGGCGACATGGGTGCCATGCGCGTCTCGTTCAAGGGCGACCCAGACGTGCTGATGCTGCTCGCGGCGTTCCGGCGGACGCGTTTCTGATGGCGTCGATGCAGGACTTGCGCGACGGTCTCGCCGACCGGATGTCGACGGTGGCGGGGCTGCGAACGTCGGCGACGGTGCCGGACAACCCGCGTCCGCCTATCGCCGTCGTGATGCCTGAGCGGATCGTGTACGACCTGAACGCACGCCGGGGTGCGGACACGTTCTTCTTCACCATCATTCTCATCGTGGCGCGTGCGGACGACCGGGCGGCGCAGGACAACCTCGACAAGTATCTCGTCGGCGACGGGTCCATCAAACTTGCGGTTGAGGGGGACCGGACGCTCGGGGGCGTGGCGAACACCTGTCGGGTGACGGAGATGACGAACTACGCTTCGCTCCCTATCGGCGAGGTGCTGTACCTTGCCGCGCAGTTCACCGTGGAGGTTGTCGCATGAGTTGGCGGGTTACGAGCAGCAGGCTTGCGTGGGG